CTCGACTACCTGTTCTATTTTGTTTTCATTCTGAACAAACTGTCCTACCACACTATCCGTTTCAATGGAGGTATTGTTACCGCCTCCTATTCGGTTATGATCCGTAGAATCTGCAATCGACTTAAAGAATATAAACCAGCTTTCGATTATTAACTGATTCACTTTAAAATGGACGTCGCAGTATGCAGCCACTATATCTAAGTCCAATATAGCTTGATCACACATAAAGCCGTTTGCTTAACGGAAGTTTTCTCTCCCGGCGCTTAAAAGCGACTAAGTTTTAACGAGCTTTCCCTCGGGGGTTGCGTCATCTGACGACTAGGTTTTAACGAGCCTTCCCTCTGTAGATGGTTTAATCACATTGGCCATCGGCAAATCGGTCAGCCCAATGCTGATACGATTTGCCAGTCCAACTAACGTGATACCTCCTACAATAATCCATAACGCGGTCTCTGAAACTGTTCCATTCACACTCTCCATAGTAAAACATTTCCATTGACGCACACATTATATTTTGTTCTAACAACAATCTGCGAGCTTCCGCTACATTGCAATTGTTGTCGATCAAAAAAGCATTTGATGGTTTTTTAGTCCACAATAACATGCCAGTAATGGCTTCTTTCCTTAAAGGTGCAAGAAAAGCGCCATCTCTGTACACAAATCGTCTTCCTAAAAAATCGACTTCTTCCAACCTCAAATGCTTCTCCACAATTTCTCCTTTTGCGATAGAAGTGTAATCCATACCGATTGTTTCCTTAATAACTTTTGCAAAACTAATCATACTCCATACACCTGCACACTCTAGCAATATCCTAGTGACATTATCATCTCCATACAACACCCACCAAATATTTACTCTTAACTTCAGCAAAGGTCCATGTAATCTACCGCCTCTAATATCTCTATTAACTTTCATTCTGTAAATGTTCTGTACCACGTGAGACACAAATGTATTAAAACCACCTGTGTCCCAGTTTCCTGAACTATTTCCCCAGAAAGATTCATAAAGGCAATTTCCTA